AAAGATATCCAAGAGTATATCCGATCATGTGATGAGTCAGCATTGGTCGAGTTATATAATAACATCTCAGACAATGAAGCTGTCTACAATGAAGAATCATCAAACATTCTTGTCAAAACTGAAGAAACTAAAGAAATTATAGCCGACGCAGAAAAATTAGAACAGGAAGTTATCGCAGAAAAAGAAAAAGAAGAAACCAAGGCACAAGAAGTGGTGCAAGAATATAATGACAAAGAAGAAAAATATTCAGACACACAGATAAAACAAGCATTTGGTATATTGAATGATCCCAGATACAAGGGTGGTGATTACACCGGTGCAGTGAACACCATAGAAAAACTTGCAAAAGGTCTATCAAGTCATCCCAGCGTTGCCAATGCACTGAAAAAAGCCAACGAAGAGATAACAACAGAATTAGCACCAGCAGAGATATCAGCAGATGAAGCATCGGGATACCAGGGCGAGACAGAACCTAGAGAATTGACATTCAGAGCACGAGGTGACTTCAGGTTAGACAGGCCAGTGGACGAGAAATATGCAGAGGCCATAAAGATGGAGCTGCAGGCCAAAGGCATCAAGGCAGAGGTGGAACCAGATCCAACGGCCTACGATGGCTTCATAGTTCACACACTTGCTGATCCGGCGGCGGTTGAAAAAGCATTGACCGAACTAGACTTCATAGAATCTGCAGCAATTCCATACACAGACGAGCTTTCCGAAGAAAAGAAGTAATCAAATAAATATAGGTGCATGAAACTCGCACCGACAAATCATAAATTCAATACAAATCCCTATTTCCATAAACCTATTGCCCAAAAAGATGTGCCCTCCATGGCTCAAATAGAACTATTCGACCAGAACGGTTATGACCTCACACCTTTGGAAAAAATGTATGCCGAGGCCAATGGCCAGGCAGGTCGCTGGCATAGACCCAATCACTACGCACTCAAGTATGACTGGTTCACGGACGTGGACGATTCGGTCACAGGTGCACATGTTAATCATGCACTGTTGTTTGAGAGGAAAGGTTATGAGGGAGCAGCATTGTCACAACTGGAAGATTGGGCCCTGCAAAATAATTTGATATACAAGGTGATAAAGATGAGGCCCAAGTGGGGCATGGACATCAGTGTGGACTATGCGGACCATCAGGGCAACGTGTTTGAGCTGTTGCATTGGGAATATGATGGATTTGACGTTGATGAGATAGCGGATAAAAAAATAAATGTTGAAAAATTCCTGTTGTCCGTGGACTGGGACGCCGCCGCAGCGGAGATGATCGAAAGAAAAAAGGAATGGCATCATCTGGGCTTTTTTGAACAGAGCGCATGGAAGACTGAATTCTTTGGCATCGAGAAGGAACGTTTCAAGATGGTGCTATGGCAATAAATACAAGTATATGAGCCAGATGCCAGTTTTTTCATACAAGCAATATTTAGATGACATGTTACGTCTAAAAGATCATGGACATGTGAGCTCCGATACGCAGGTGGAAAGGCCCAAAAGCGCAGGTTCCAGAGGACTAAGAAAAATAAAAAACTTTATCGACGATCCAGTGCATTTAATGGGAGAAGAAGCACCGAGGCCATCTCCGGGTAATCCCAATCCCAAAACAGAAGCATCTAACAAAAAGATTACCAAAAATGAAGCAATAAAGACTATTCTAGAAGGCATAAGCTATTCTAAAGCATCAGGCGAGTTGATCTTGCCTCCGGCCATACAAGGCAATATCAGAACTTGGTTTGAATCTTGCTGGAATAAAGTAAAAAATAAGAAATAATTGCGTTTTGACTTAATAAAATATATACTATTCGCATGACTTCCATCGTAGATACTCTTGATATTATCCATCCACGCGGTTGGGGGGAGTATGGTCAACATGGTGATGCCTGCGAACATGGACATCCAATTACAGAAACGGACATCGAAAATTTAAAAAAACATTATGGACTGGAAATATCACATCACACCATTAATGGCAACAAGTATAAACTAATCTCGTCATTGCAAAAAGATGCAACAAGCACTTTAGTACTACTGCATGGAGGTGACGGCAAATACTATGTGATAGATTCTGGTGATATACCTAATGGTTTAGTGATGCCTTTTTTTAAATATTGTAAAATCAAAAAATTAAATTTAGTCATTGTTGATCCAGATCACCCACTCGAGTGGGCTTGGAACAATTTAGCAAATACTTTGGAATTCAATAGTGAGATCCTAGGGGAAAAAAAGTTATGGCAGGTAAAAAAGCATTTGAAACAATGGTCAAAAAAAGGCAGAGAGTTTTACATTCATAGTCATAAAAATTTATCACCAAACTTTTTTTCTGTAAATAAAATTCTAAATGACGTGCATAATTTTGTAAAAGATTTTGAAAAGCTGTTAGAGCATATAAAAAAAATTACTAATACGAATATATGGTTGGTGGGACATTGTTCTGGCGCAGTGATGTTGTCATACATACACGACATCAATCAATATAATCATCTATATAAAGGAATGATACTATTAAGTGTCTACTATAAGAAAAACTGGAGAGAAACGGGGCTGAATGAAATAAATTTTTTTTTAACTAAAGTAACTAAACCAATATTGGCAATTCAACATGCAGAGGATCCTTGCATGGGCACCCATCCTGAAATAGCTAAAAAAATTATCAGTGATATAGACAGTCCATTGACAAGATATATAGAACTAGAAGGAGGAATAGATCAAGGATGCCCCCATTTTTCCATGGGATATCACGGGTTCAGAGGTATCGAGCACAAGGTTATTGATGAAATTGATAATTTTATTCTAGAACATGGTAAAATATAAACTCCTTGATTTAAAATAGAAAGAGTAATATAATACATAGAAAAGGAGATAATATGTCAGGACGAAATTTTAATGAAGCAGAAAAAACAAAATTGATACAGCTTATAAAAGAAGGATCTCAGGTGTTGGGAGAAGTGGATGACCTCAAGGCAGGATTGAGAGACACTGTAAAAGCACTGTCAGAGGAGCTGGAACTTAAACCTGCCATGTTGAGCAAAGCCATCGCGATAGCACACAAAGACAACTACAAATCTGTGGCCAATGACATGGATCTATTGGATTCTATACTGGCGGCGGCGGGCAAGATCTAGTGTATGGTGTCGTAAAGGAATTTTGGATCCACAGCTACCGCACAGATAAGATCGCATTCTACTACGAACTGATATCACTAATATTCACTGTTGCAGGATCAATAATGTTGACATTCACTAGTCCTCATCCGCAGATGCATCTTGTGTTTCCATTCTATCTCATTGGATCTGTCACCATGGCCTATTCTGCCTATCGTAGGAGGAACCTATGGATAACTACGCTTGCCGGATGGTTCACCATAATGAACTGCATCGGCAACTACCTGGTATTTTTTAAATGAGTTACATAGACGCATACTATCGCAGGGACGACGACAAGGTGTTGGTTGTTGAGCGTGATGCCAATGGTCAGAGAAAATTTATTGAATATGAAGCTAGATATGTTTTCTATTATCCAGACTCCCGTGGCAAGCACAGAAGCATACACGGCGAGGCCCTGCAAAAAGTCACATGTGGTACATTCAAGGAATTTATAAAAGAGCAAAAGATTAGAAGCAATAAGAAACTGTTCGAACAGGACATCAATCCCGTGTTCCGCTGCCTAGAAGAAAATTATATGGGCAGGGATGCCCCCAAACTCAACGTTGTGTTCTTTGACATTGAGGTAGACTTTGATCCACAGCGAGGATACTCTACCACTGATGATCCTTTCATGCCCATCACGGCGATCACTTGCTATTTGAACTGGACGGACCAACTGGTCACATTCGCAGTGCCACCCAAGGGACTCAGCCTGCCGGATGCCAAGCTGCAGGTGGAGAGATTCAGCAACGTGATGCTGTTTGAAAAAGAAAAGGACATGTTGGACGCTTTCCTGACCTTGGTGGACGAGGGGGACGTAATCAGTGGATGGAACTCAGAGGGTTACGATATGCCATATGTTGTGGGTAGGATACAAAAGGTATTGAGCTCCGATGACCTAAGGAGATTGTGCTTCTGGGGAGAGAAACCCAAGAAGAGGACATTTGAGAAATATGGCAGGGAGCAGATCAGTTATGATCTTGTCGGTAGGGTGCACCTGGACCTATTGGAGTTGTATAGAAAATATACCTATGAAGAGAGGCATTCATATAGGTTGGACGCAATCGGCGAATGGGAATTGGACGAGAAGAAGACAGTGTATGAGGGATCACTTGATCAATTGTACAACAATGACTTTGGTATGTTCATAGAATACAACAGGCAGGACTGCAACCTGTTGGCCAAATTAGAGAAAAAGTTAAAGTTTATAGAACTAGCCAATGAGATAGCACATCAGAATACGGTGTTGTTAGATACTACCATGGGCGCAGTAGCAGTAACGGAACAAGCCATTATCAATGAGGCACATCGCAGAGGCATGATAGTGCCGGGTAGAATCAAGAGAGATGACTCGGCTCCCATTGAAACAGCGGCGGGCGCATATGTGGCCTATCCCAAGAAGGGCATACATGACTGGATCGGATCCGTGGACATAAATTCGCTATATCCATCCGTGATCAGGGCCTTGAACATGGGGCCAGAGACCATAGTTGGACAGATACGTCCTGTGATAACATCAGCGGAGATAAACAGGGCCAAGCACCAGGGCAAGTCATTCGCCACAGCATGGGAAGGGCAGTTTGGTTGCTGGGAGTATCAGGCAGTGATGAAACAGGACAAGGGCACGGAACTGATCATTGATTGGGAAGATGGCACAAGTGTTAGGATGAGCGCAGCACAACTGCATGACCTTGTGTTTGACGGCAACAGGCAATGGATGATCTCTGCCAACGGAACAATATTCACTTATGAGTTCGAGGGCGTGATACCCGGCCTGCTGAAGAGATGGTACGCAGAGAGGAAAGAGATGCAGACCAAGATGTCCGAGTGCGGTGACAATGAGATCGAAAAAGAGTTCTGGGACAAGAGGCAGCTTGTGAAAAAAATTAATTTAAATTCACTTTATGGCGCCATACTGAATCCAGGATGTCGCTTCTTTGACATGCGCATAGGACAATCAGTCACGTTGACTGGCAGATGCATCACGCAGCACATGGCTGCCAAAGCAAATGAGATCATTGCGGGCAAATATGACCACGTGGGCGACAGCGTGATATACGGTGACACTGACTCTGTGTATTTTTCGGCATATGCCACACTTAAAAAAGACATCGATGCTGGACAGATACCATGGCAAAAAGAGAATATAATAGAACTATATGATCGTATTGCCGAGGAAATAAACGGCACTTTTTCATCATTCATGACCAAGTCATTCCACTGCCCCAAGACCAGAGGTGATGTGATCAGGGCAGGTAGAGAGCTGGTGGCCAGCAAGGGCCTGTTCATCACAAAGAAGAGGTACGCACTATTATATTTCGACAAGGAGAACGAGCGCGTGGACACGGCGGGCAAGGAAGGCAAGGTCAAAGCCATGGGATTGGATCTAAAACGTTCTGACACTCCGGTGTTCGTGCAGGACTTCCTCAGCGAGATATTATATCTGGTGCTGGTGGGCAAGACCGAGAAAGAGGTATTGGACAAGATCAAACAGTTCCGAGCGGAATTCAAATCAAGGCCAGGTTGGGAGAAGGGTTCACCCAAGCGTGCCAACAATGTCACACAATATCATGAAGAAGAGAAGAAGAAAGGCAAGGCCAACATGCCGGGACACGTGAGGGCTTCGATCAATTGGAATCGCTGCAGAGAGATGTATGGAGACAAGTACAGCATGTCGATCCTAGATGGCGCCAAAGTCATAGTGTGCAAATTAAGAAATAATCCGTTGGGTTACACCTCCATTGCATATCCAGTTGACGAGCAGAGGTTGCCGGAATGGTTCAAAGAGTTGCCTTTTGACAGCGATGGCATGGAAGAGAGCGTGCTGGATGGCAAGATAGAGAACCTTATCGGTGTGCTGGAGTGGGACGTGAGATCAACAGAAAGTTCCAACACATTCAACAAGTTATTTGAATTGGCGTGAAATGTTGAGCATTGAAGAGATCAAGTTACTGATAGAGAAGTTAGAAAAAATGAAGGGGCATGACTTCCAAAAGATGATAGATGACAATCTTCGCATATTGAAAGATCTTGCCAGCACTGTTGATATCAATAATCAGGATCAGATAGATAGATTGGACAAGACCAAAGACTGGTATGCCAGAGATCTAGATTGGAGGCACGAGAGAAAAGATGGACTGCATGATAAATTGCTGTTTGATAAAATTGAAAGCAGGATCGGACAATTTAATAAGATGGGAGCCAGTGCTGCGTTGTATAACAGTTTAGAGATAGGACCAGGATATGGAAAATTCAGTAGATTATTTTTGGCTTGGCGTTTAAACTTTTATGTGGACGTACTACCTCAATGCCACAGCAAGATTAAAAAATTATTTCCCCCTGCACAAAGCAAGTATATTAAGTTTTATACCACAGATAGAACTGCATGTTCTGAAATACCAGACAATGCTGTAAATTTTGTGTTCAGTTGGGACACATTTACTTTTTTCACGCAACAACACATCACAGAATATCTCAAAGACATATTTAGAGTAGTCTTACCAGGTGGTTATGTGTTCCTACATTACGCAAATTGTGAATATGATCGTGATCTCCATGAGGCCAAAAGAGGTTATTGGAACTATAATACTCGATCCGCAATGGAAAAAATCATCAAAGAAACCGGATATAATTTAATAGAGATGGATCAATTCTCTCCGGGAGCCAATTATGCCATATTTCAAAAACCTGGTAATGATAATCCTGTTCTGTACAAAGTGGTAGAAATACCTGCTGAGAAATAATTTATCAGTTGATTTATTTCTAAATATACTATACAATTTAATTTTAAACTTTTAAGAACAGGCAAAACATGATAGATGTATTGAGAGACATAGTAAAGCACACATATGGCCTAGGATTTTTAGAACTGGTCAAGATCACTGGCACAGATAGTGAAACAGCGATCGATTCCATGGCAGAAGACAGATCAGTGATACTGCAAGGCACATTTAAACAGGCACAGGCGGGATTGGCAGGCACATTTGGAATGCCGCAATTGAACAAACTGGACATACATTTAAAATGTCCCGAGTACAAGGACAAGGCACACATCACCGTGATCAAGGGCACGAGGAATGGCGCAGAAATTCCCGTGGGCATTCACTTCCAGAACGAGAAAGGTGACTTCAAGAACGATTATCGTTTCATGTCTCCCGAGATAATCAATGAAAAATTAAAGACCATCAAGTTTAAGGGCGTCAAATGGGACGTGGAGATCGAGCCAACGGTTGCGGGAGTGCAGCGATTTAACTTTCAATCGGTGGCAAACACAGAGCACAATACATTCGTTGTGAGAACAGAAAATGACAATATCATATTCACGTTTGGTGATCAGGCATCACATGGCGGAGAATTCACATTCGCTACAGGAGTCAAGGGCACTCTCAACAAGGGTTGGAGTTGGCCGGTGGCACAAGTGTTGCAAATTTTAAAACTGAGTGATTCGGCCAAGGTTACTCTACACTTTTCTAACGAGGGAGCCATGCAGGTAACAGTGGACTCCGGAGTGGGTGTATATCGCTACATCATACCAGCACAGGCACAATAATGTCAGCTATCGGGCAGGAACATCTAGGACCTTTGAACAGGGACTTTGCCAAGTTCTTACCAGCGATATCTAATTTCTATAATACTTTTATCAGTAAACAAAGAGTAACAGAAGGTGCTCACATACCTAAAGAAAGAATACCCAAAGGTTTTGAGAATGACGTGGAAGGTTTGAACTTCCTCAATCCAGAAAAGGGTT